GCCCTGGCCTCGACGGACGCCGAGCCGGACGGCTCCGAGTTCAAGCTGATCGTGATCTGACCGCGACTTTTCCGCCGGCGGGGGGCGTGGGACCGTTGATCCCATGGGAATCCTCGACACGCTCCTCCGCCGCCGCCCGCGCCCCGCGTCGAACCGCTACGCCGGCGAGTCTTTCGAGCTCCGCGGGGCCGGCATGGACGGCTGGAATCAGTTCATCAGCCCCGACGCGATCACCCCCGAGGTGGCGATCCGGGTGACCTCGATCCTGGCCTGTGTGCGGTTCATCGCCCAGGGCGTGGCCTCGATGCCGATCAGGGTTCTCCGGGAGCTCCCCAACGGCGATCTCCAGCCGGCCACCGACCTTGGTTGCTATCGGACGCTCACCCGCGTCCCCAACGGCTGGCAGAGCCCCTACGAATACCGAGAGACCACCGTCTACCACACGGCCCTCTATGGCAACGCCTACAGCCGGATCGTCCCGAGCGTGACCGGGGGCGGATTCTGTTCGGCCCTCCACCCGATGCACCCGACCAGGATCCGCGTTCACCGCATGAACGACGGGCAGTTGGGCTATCGGTACATCCGGCCGGACGGCACCCAAGAGGAGCTCCGCCAAGACCAGGTCGTTCACTACCGCTGGCTGTCCGACAACTCTTACGCCGGCATGGTCCCCTCGGATCTGTGCTCGACCTCCCTGGCCCTGGCCCGGAAGCTCGACCAGGCCGCGACAGCATGGTGGGACAACTCCGCCCGGCCCGATGTCGTGATCGAGACGAGCGAGACGGTCAACGAAGAAGCCATCCGCACCTTCCGCCAAATGTGGCGGGAGATCTACGGCGGCCCTCGCAGCCGCGGATCGGTGGCGATCCTGCCCAAAAAGTCGACGCTCCGCACCATCGAGAGCAACGCCGCCGAGGCAAGCCAGTATTCCCAGCTGCGCCGCGACCTGGCCCTCGAGGTCGCCAACGTCTACGGCGTCCCGGGCTCGTTGGTCGGGATCCGCGAGGTGAAGTCCTACAACACGACCGAGCAGGAACACCTCTCCGCCCAGGTGTGGTGTCTGCTGCCGTGGCAGTGCCGCTTCGAAGGAGCGTGGGATCGCTGCCTCCTGAACCACGACGACCCCGCCTTCCGCAACGTCTACGCCAAGTTTGACGATACGGCCCGGCTGAGAGCCGACACCGAGACCCGCGCGAAGCTCTACGACACGCTGGCCAAGTGGGGCGCGGTGTCGCCCAACGAGATGCGAGCGATGGAAGACCTCCCGCGCCTCGATGACGCCGCGGCCGACAAGACCTACATCCAGTCGGGCTTCACCACGATCGAGAACGCCGCGGATACCTCAATGACCGACGGGCAGTTGGCCCAGTTGGTGTCGATTTTGACCTCCGTGGCCTCCGGAGAGCTCCCCGGAGACGCCGCGGAGCCCCTGATTTTGCACGTTTGGCCTCAGATTTCGCCCGAAATCGTGGCCCAAATGATCGCCGCGGCGGCCGAAAAAGCCTCCAAAAAGGCCCCGGAAGAGCCCAGTTTCGCCCCTGTTTTGCCTCCCCCGGACCCCGAAAACCAGGGTTCTGAGGCCGTTTCGTCGGCCGATTCGTCGGAAATCGACCCCATGGGCTCCGAATCCGTCCCCGTTCAATGAGGCCAGCCATGCGCGTCGACGTCGAGACCCGCTACCTCCCCGCCTCCATCGTCGCGCCGTCGATCGAGCAGCGCGGAGCGGATGAGGCCCCGGTGATCACCGGCATGAGCCCCCCTTGGGACTCGTGGTCTGAGGATCTCGGCTTCCGAGAGCGGTTCATGCCGGGGGCATTCCGCGATCTGCTCGTCGATCCGGCCCTCGATGTCGTGGCAACGTGGCAACATGACTCCGACTTCCCCCTCGGCCGCTCGACCAACGGCACGTTGATGATGCAGGAGACGGCCCGGGGCCTTGAGTGGAAGTCGATGCCCATCTGGCCCTCCGCGCGCGTGGCCGATTACGTCGCGCAGATCCGCGGCGGCTACGTCACGGGCACCTCGTTCGCCTTCAGCCAGAACGATGCGAAGGGCGAAGTGTGGGGCCTCGACGGCGAAGAGCTCACCCGGACGATCCTTCGGGCCACGGGCCTCTACGACACGGCGATCGTGACCCACCCGGCCTACAGCAAGTCGGAAGTCGGCCTCCGACGCCGCGATGCGTGGGCGCGCGAGAACCTGACCGACGCCGAGGTGGCCCGCATCCACCAGCGAGACGCCGACCGGGCCGCTGACAAGGCCCGGCGCGCGGGGCCGGTTCACCCGGTCCTCGACACGACGACCCTGCTTCGCTCCCAGGTCCGCGCCTCGGCAGCTGTCGCCCGACTGAACCTCTCACGCCAAGGCCACCGATGACCCCCGAGCAACTCCAGACCGAGGTCGGGAAGTTCATCGCAGACGCCCGGACGAAGTCGGCCGGCGGTTTGACCGTGGCCGAGTTCGGCCAGCTGACCGTCGAGCTCCTTGAGCTCCTGGTCGTGGGCCTCGACACCATCACGACCCTCGACGGGCCGGCAAAGAAGCTGTGGGCCCTGTCGGTCGTGGGGCTCCTGTTCGACTCCGTCGCCGGTTCCGCGGTCCCGATTTACCTCCAGCCGGTGTGGCTGATTGCCCGGCCGATCGTCCGCTCACTGGTCCTGTCCGCCGCCGCCGGGGCGCTTGAACAGGTGTTGTCGATGACGCGCACCCCGGCGGCCCCCGAGGTCAAAACAGCATGACCACCGCCCTGGTTCTCGCCGCCGCCGCGGTGGCCTACCTTCTGTGGAGCCGCCCGGCGGCCCCTGCGGGTCTGCCGCCGCTGTCGCCGCTGCCGGCACCGTTGCTTCCCCCGATCGCCCCCGTGGCTGCCGGCGGCCCGCACCCGCTCACGTTGCTGGCGATCCTGGGGGCCGGGGCAATGGTGGCGTTCGCGATTCGCGAAAGCGGAAAACCGGCCCCGGCCCCCGGCCCCGCCCCGGCAATCGGCCTCGATCTCCGCGGTCGATTCGTCGGCCCCGACGCCGCGACCGACGCCGCCACGACCGCCGCCCTGCTCGAGGAACTTGCCGGGCAGATCGAATGGGACGGGCAGCAAGCCGAGCCCCGCCTCCGCACCGGGGCCGCGTTCGATGACCTGCGCCGCGCCGCCCGCGAGCTGCGGTGCCGAGGCGTCTCGCTCGGGGCTCGGCAGCCAGCCGTCCGCGACGAGATCAAGCGATTCCTTGACGCCGAGGCCGGCACCGAAGGCGGGCCGGTCGATGCCGCCGCGCGGGCGAAGTGGGTGCGAGCGTATCGAGCCGTGTCGGCCGCCGCAGCGGAGGCGACCCGATGAGCAAATCGTGGGTCTACATCGCCAGCCCCTATACGAAGGGCGATTGCGCCATCAACGTGCGGACGCAGATGGAAGCGTTCGACCAACTGCTCTCGCTCGGAGTGGTGCCGATCGCACCGCTCTACAGCCACTTCCAGCATATGTTCCTTCCGCGGCCGTACCGGGACTGGATCGCCCTCGATCTCGAGGTGATTCAGCGGTGTGACGCCTGCCTTCGTCTGGCGGCTGTGCAACGCTACTCCGATGGCACGATGTACCGACAGTCGGAATCGTCCGGAGCTGACGGAGAAGTTGACGAGTGCCAGCGGCTCGGAAAGCCGGTGTTTTACTCCGTCGAAGAGGTGGCCGACTGGCTGGCCGCTCGGGAGGCGACCCGATGAAGGCTCTCGCCTGCTGTGCCGCCTACTTCCTAGTAATCCTCGTCGGTTGGCCGTTGTCGTTTGTGGCCGCTGTGCTGGCTCACGCTGCCGATTGGCTCGATGACCTGTCGTACAAACTTCTTGACGGGTGGTTGCCATGACTCGCCGCCAAGCCCAGATGTGGTCGTGGTCCGCGATCGGCTTTGTCGTCGTCGCGGCGATCCTCGGCGCGCTCGTCGAGCGGGCCACGCACCGGCTCGCCGCGAGGGTCGAGAGCCGGTTCGGGTACGAGCCGAATCCGGAGGGCGTCCGCGAGTTTCTGGCAGAACTGGATCAGCCGGAGTTCAAGGGCGCGGCCCCTGACGTGTTGCGAAACGCCAAAGGACGCGACACGTTCCTGTTTCGCCACGCCGACCGGGCTCACCGGGCCGTCTACGGGCGGCCGTTTGAGGTGTGGAACCAGGGGAACCACGGCGCGTGCGTTTCGTTCGGGTGGGCTATGGGATCGTTCGTCGGCCAGGCTGTGGATTGGACCGAGGGCGAGTTGTCCGAGCCGCCGAAGCTCGTCGCCACTGAGCCGATCTACGGCGGCAGCCGGACCGCCGGGAGGCTTCCGCCGATCACGTTTGCCGGCTATTCCGACGGCTCTTACGGGGCCGCGGCGGCCCGCTGGGTGGTCGGCACGAAGGCCGGCGTCGGCGGCATTCTCTACCGGCAGAAATACGGCGGCGTCGATCTCACGACCTACGACATCCAGACATCCCGCGAGTGGGGAGCGAACGGCGTCCCCGCCGCCCTGGCGAAACAGGCCACGGAACACACCGCCCAGGGCGTTGCCCTCTGCGACTCGTGGGATTCACTTGCGGCCGCCATCGAGAACGGTATGCCGGTGCCGATCTGCTCCAACGTCGGATTTGCGACGACCAACGTCAGGGACGCTGACGGATTCCTGCCTCGAGGTGGCAACTGGTCCCACTGCATGGTGGTGATCGGCATCCGCTACAAGGCCAACGGCAGCCCGCGAGACGGTGCGCTCATTTGCAATTCGTGGGGCCAGTCGTGGGTGAAGGGTGGGAAGTTCCCGGCGGACATGCCAGAGGGCTGTTTCTGGGCCGACCGCCGCGACATCGAAGCCATCCTCGCCCAGGGCGATTCGTTCGTCATCGCCGGCGTCAACGGATGGAAGGCCCGCGACCTCGACAACGGCAACTGGCTTGAGCCCGCTCCCGCCGCCGCCCGCCCGCAGCCCGCCCGCCTGATCGCTGACGTTTACTCCCTCGCCCCGTGAGGCCGCCAATCATGCTGATCGACCGTCGCACCGTCGCCATCGTCCTCGTCGCCCTGGCCGTCGGCTGGTGGCTGGGCTCGTCACCATCGAGCCCGATCAACCCGACGCCCCAGCGTCCGGTCCTGCACGCCGTGGGCCGGCTGGCCCGAGTTGCGGCCCGGCTCGGGTTGTGGGCCGCGCTCGCCGCCGAGCCCGCACCGCCGCAGGCCGACGGCCGACAGCTCGTCCACTCGCCGGCGGTCGATGCCGACGGACATCGTGTCGTCAATCATGGGGAGGGTTGGTGATGACCGTCTACCGCTCGATCCTCGCCTTCCTCGCCTCCCTCTCCGCCGACCCGCAGGAGATCGACCGCGAGCCGCCGCGAGCCGCCGCGGCCGTCGCTGCGGCTTATGCGAGCCTCGCCCCGGAGACGGCACCGACGCCGCCACCGACTCCGTCCGCGTGTGCGTGTGGGAGGAAGTGCGCGAACGGACAGTATCGGCCCGATGGGAAGATCGTCATGCAGTGCGAGAAGGGCTGTTCGTGCGGGTGTCGAAAGTAACTTTTCCGCCATCGCTTTCAGTGGGACCGTGAGCAAGTCGCTCACCATTCACCAGCCCCCACTGAGGGAACACGATGAACCCGCTCGCTCTGTTGCTCGCCCTGTTCGCCCTGCTCGCCGGGGCGATCGACACCGAGGCCGGCATCGCCGGTGCCGCGCTCGCCTCCGCCGCCGTGATCGCTGTCCCCAGCAACCGTCGACGCCTCACCGACGAGGCCGCCAAGATCCACTCCGACCTCACGGCCCTCCGCGCTGCTGAGCCGAAGGACGCCGACGAGGCAACCGCCATGGCCACCCGCGTCGACGAGCTCGCCAAGCGGGCCGACGAGGTTGCCGGCGAGATCGAACGGGAGAACCGCCTCGACGCGATCCTGGCCCGTGGCCGCGCTGCGGTCGGTGACGGTTGCGATCCGCTCAACGTCCCCCGTGGCGTTCACTCCGCCACCGGTGGCGAGAAACGGCGGCTGACCCGCTACGGCAAGCCCCACGACTTCGACTCCGACGACCAGGCCGAGAGCGTGGGTCGCATGCTCTCCGACATCGCCAAGGGCCGCAGGTCGCAGCTTGACGTTGTCGACGGCAAGATCGAAAGCCGCGATGGGTGGAGCAACGGCCAGACGAACTACGGCTCGGATTACGCCCCGGTCACCGACCTCCACAACAAGGTCATCAATAAGCTCAACTACCAATCGAAGGCTCTCCAGCTGGCCTTCGTCAAGAACACGACCAGCAACAAAATTGCGGTGCCAAAGCCCGGCGCGGTGACGTTCGATTTCATCGATGAGAACACGGCTGCCACCGCGCAGAGCCCCGCCACCTCCTCGGCCACGGTCTCGGTGTTCGACGCTCGTGGCGAGGTCGGGATCTCCAACAACCTCCTCGACGACTCGCCCATCGATGTCGCCATGGAGTTCGCTGACTTCGCAGCCCTCGGGGCCGCGAAGTTCATGGATTCGGTCTGGCTCTCGGGCCACACGGGGAAGAGCATCAGCGGCCTCTACGCCGGCGTCTCGGCTGGCCGGAAGTTCACGGTGGCCGCCGGCTCGACGATCGCTCCCTCGCACCTCCAGTCGTGCGTCGGGGCAATCGATCCCCTGGTGCCGTTCGATCAGACGGCGTGGGTGGTCAGTGGTGCCGGGTTCGGTCAGCTGCTCACCGCGGGCAACTACATCCCGCCGGTGCTCGGCAACGACCGGCCCAACCCGGTGGTGTGGGGTTCCCCGGTCTACCGGGTTGCCGCGCTGCCGACGAACGTCCTGGCCCTCTACGGGAACTTCAACTTCACCACGGCCATCGCGGCCCGGAAGGATCTCACGATCACTCCGCTCCGCGAAGTCCGGGCCCGCGAGAACATGACGGTCATGCTCCTGATCATGCGGTTCGGCCTGGTCAACCACGCCCCCGAGTACTGCGCCGCCATCATCCAGGGCACCTGATAGCAGGCCCTGACGATCCCGCCCGCACCCACCGCGGCCGGGCGAGGAGCAACACCTCGCCCGGCCGTTTCTTTTCCCCGGAGATGCCAGATGGAACCCGAGAACCTGAACGTCGAGTTCATCCACGAATGGGGCGATTTTGCCGTGGGCGAGACCCGCAGCCTGCCGGCCCCGTTCGCTCGCCACATGAGCGATTGCGGTGTGGTGAAGTTCGTCGAGGTCGCGCCGCCGGCCACCGATGACGCTCCCGTGGTCGAGCGTGCCGTGAAGCGAGCGGGGAGGTAACAGCGTTGTATCTCCGCAGCGTCCGCGTAATCACTCAGCCGGAGATCGAGCCTGTGACGTTGGCGGAAGCCAAGAGCCAGGTCGGTCTGCTCCAGGAGCAGGAGGACGATAACTCCCTCCTCCTGCGGCTGATCGCCACCGGCAGGAACCTCGTCGAGCAAAAGCTCGGCGTGGCCCTGGCCGCGAAGCGCATGCGCGCGACGTTCGTAAAGGAAGACGCTCAATCGCCCGTTGCCTATTCGGGCCTGTCGTCCCTCCTGGGGTTCGGAGGATTCGGGGGATACGGCGGGGTCGGGGCATTCCCCTACCCCTCCGCGTATCCCTCGGTGACCGATCCGCGCAACCTCCGGCTGCCGGCCCCGCCTCTCCTGGTCGATGCCGACCACCCTCTGGCGATCCAGTTGGACGGGGTCGACGTTTCGCCCACGGCCTACACGGTGGATACCGACTCGCTGCCGGGGGTGGTGCGGTTCAACGACGAGCCGATGATCGCCCCGAGGGGGTCGCTCCAGATCGTCTACTGGGCCGGGCCCGCGCCGGGGGATCGAATCTCCCCCAACCGCGCTTCGGCCATCCTACTGATCGTCAGCCACCTGTATCGCAATCGTGAGGCGACGACCGGCGACGGCCTGAGGGAGATGCC